GGCATCTTGAGCAAGCTCTTTTATTTTGGCTTCCTCTACAAGTTTAGCGGCTTCAGCAGCGGCCTTGTCGGCTTTCTCTTTGGCCAGCTTATCAGCTTCAGCAGCGGCCTTGTCGGCTTTAATTTTAGCCTCTTGTTCTGGTGTCATTTACTTTTCGGTTTTAGTTTGTTTAACTTCTTTGATTATTCCAGCTTTTAGCCAGATTTTCAGGATTCTATCAGGAAAGGAATTGAGGTTATCATCAGACAACCTCTTCCCTTTATATCCTGTATTTCCTTTTTGCTTTGCTAATTTATAACTATTTATCATAATTCACAAATTAAACAACCGGAGTTAATAAAGCTTCTAAATCTACAGTACTCGCAATTACTTGCGCTTCGAATACTTCAGGTGGATCAACATCGGGAGTTTTAGCAATAAATTGCAATGTACCTCCTAGTCCAGCATCACCTTGGTTATCTTGCCAATCTGATAAACGCATACCAACACCAACGGGTGACGGTGTTGCATCAACTTTACCACCGTATATAATAGCGCGACCCTCAAGCAAAGGGATGATAATAACAACCTTGTTAAATCTCATTCTCACAAGATTTTGCCTAACAAGTGCGTCAATATTGTTTACCCTTGCATCAACCTGATCGTCAAATCCATCAACACCATCAATAACCCGCAAAACAGAAGTGCCGATTATATTCGAAGATTTAGGGCATTGGATTTTATAAGCTGCCGCCCCTGTCTCAGTTAATGTGATAGCGGTGATCTCTTCAGTGACCCCGGTATCTTTAGTAACTGTCGCTGTTTTCCACTCAGAGTAATTCAGAATATAAAAATAATTCTGAATACCTCCTTGTTGGAGGGCATCACAATCAAATGTAACGCCCGCATCTAATTTGCAGCTCATATTTAATCCTCCTTAACTATTAAAATCGCGTTAGTTACTGCGACCGTATCACCTGATGCGCAAGCCAAAAACCCCCTATAATATAAGTCTAATGGATTTGTGACATACAAACGTGAAACACCATCTGTTGAAGTTGCTGCTAAATTTGCCGAAGCATCAGCCAAATCATAAAAATTTACATTATTATTTGACCCTTGGATCTTCGCAACACTTAATGAATCTGCTACATCTACTTTAACAAATGTGAAAGTAACAACTGTGGTTGAATACTTTTCAACTGCTCTATTACCAGCATAAGTTGAAGTGTCTGCTTGAACCGTGTCGTTAGCAAATGGATAGCTTTGTTTCTGTGCGCTTGCTGTTATACCTAGTACAACAAAAAGCAAGCTAATTAAAAATAATTTTTTCATATCACTATCTATTAAGCTGGTTCATAAAGAACGATTTCTGAAGACTCTCTATAATTTGCATCGGCTTTAAGGTCAATACGCACAAATCTCAAGCGTCCTGCATTTTCTTTATAGTCAATGCGTGGATTCTCATTTGTATACTCAACATAAAAACCAAAGAATAGATTAGATGTTGCAGCATCGGCCACGCCTTTTGCACCTACTATATAATTTTTTGGTAATCCAGAATAGTGTACAATCCTTTTGTTTAAGAATAGCATGCTAATCTCTTCATCAAGAACACCGACCGTTGTTTTCTTCGCATCATTATTGAAGCGTTGTAACAATTTAAAATCTGTTGTGTTCATGTGAATCTGATAGTTTCTATCATCAATAAACTTATCAGGTATTGCGCTCCAAACTTCAGCAACACGATCCGCAACATTGGCCTGGGTAATTGCTCCGGCTGGTGTTACTTTAATTGTGTTAGCATCAGCACTCGCACGTGTGATAATACCGTTAAATTTATTAAGTGGGTCGTTAGCTAACAGAGTAGTGTCACCTTGCCAGAATAATTTCGAAAGTTGCGTACCTCCATTGTTCATGTAAAGTTCGATTACATCAGCTAAGAACTCAGGATTGTGCATTAAATTGGTAAAGTCACCAACTGGCTGCCACTTTTCCCAAACATCTTGAAAGTCCTCTGGTAAAAACTCTTCATAGAGAGTCATTTTCTGAGGTTCAATGCTTCTTTCCGCGTAAGTTGTTGTTACACTTTCAGTGGCTGGAACCCCGGAGGTATAGTCACCTATTGGATCTTCAGTTTGACTAAGGCGGGGTAAGGCTCTCTTTTGAGCAATTCCGACTTGTAAATTAGTTACTCCTTTTTCGATTACTTGGTTTCCTACTGTGAAAACCTGGTATAAAAAGGATAAAAAATCACCTGCGTATGAGCTATTTCCTACATTCATGATTTACAATTTTAAGCGTTAGCTAGTTCTTCTTTCTTCTTCTGAATGTCGGCAGCAAGCTTACGCATATTTGCCTGTGCGCTTGCTTGAGTTCCAACTTCCAACTCAATAGATTGAGAGTTTTTAATTTTTGGAACCTTCTTTGTGGATCCTGCACTTCTCAATTCTGCAATACTATCAGCAATAAGTTTTGCTGTTTTAGCCTCAGAATCAACAAGCAGTTGAGCAACTATCTCAGTAACTTGCTCCGCTGTTATACCTTCGTTAGTTGCTGCAGCTTGCACCTCAACAATTTCCGAAACAACGTTTTCAGCATTAACCTTAATGGTGCGTCCATCTTCAAGAGGATAGTCACCCTCTGCGGTTGTAGCTCCTGACAATTGCACTTCAGAGTCAACTTTCAACTCACCTTCATGCAAAAGTACTTTACCGTCTTTATCAATCGTTGAATTGATAACGGTATCTTCTTTTTTACCGAATCTTAAATTCATATTTAAACTATTTAATTTATTTTGTGGTACTTTATACCCGAATTTTTCAAGCCTACTCAAATCATAATGAGCGGCGGCCCTCATTGGCTCTGTAATATGTTTAATAAGTCCTACCTCAAGGGCCTCGGAGGCTGTTAACCATTCACCATCACCATTGTTTTCATTCATTAAGGCTGTCATTTCTTCCTTAGTATTGCCTGTTTGGTCTGAATAAACACCTGCCATTGTTCCGTTAATCTTATCTAACCATGAAGCATAACGACTCATATCAGAAGAAACACCACATGCACAACCTCTTGCCTGGTGTATTAGAATCATGTTTGTGTTGGACATTGTAATATTGTTGTCTGTGGCTGCGGCTGCAATGATTGTTGCAATGGAAGCTGACCACCCTGTATATTCAACCTCAATATTTGCCGGGTTCTTTGCAAGTGCTGAATACATCGATTGACCGTGATTAACATCGCCACCCAGGGAATCAATATTTACTTTTATGGTGTCTGCTTTAAGGTTTGAAATTTCCTTTAACTCTGCTTGCATCTTTTCTTTAGTAGATACATATTCTTTTTCCATGTCTGCGTCAAACTGCCACCATTCAGGGCAACCAATAAAACCAGATATATTAATTTCTGCGGTTTTATTAGCTTTCATTTGGATTGTTGACCAGGTGGTAAGTTGTTTTGGTCTATTGAATAAGTTCATATTGCTGTATTTAGTAACAATTGTTACACAATATTAATTCTTATTTAGAACAAATAAAAATTATAAAGCAATAGTGTCCAAATTAGGGCATAAAAAAACCCCCAGTCCAGAACCGGGGGCAAACCTTTAATCGAACAAAATCTTACATCGAATACAAAGATATGAAATTATTTAATGTTTGTCAAATTACTTTAACATTCTATTTCCTGAAGGAGTGCTAAAATGAGCCATTCTAAGAAGATCGTTTATGTTAACCTTCTTAACTCCTTTCAACTTATTGTAAACTTTGCGCCAGTTGTTATCAATAATTATTACGTTCTCACCCATTGGCATGATGTGGTATTGTAATCCTGTGATTTCGTGGGCTCCTAACGCTAATTTTTTAACTCTCTTGATTTGTCTTTTGGTTTTGTATTTGAGAGGTCTTTTGGTTTGATAATTAGGGTCGTTCCTTCGCTTCCAGTTTTTAAACCAGGTCTTTAATTGTTTAAGTTTTTTCATAGGTTAAGTATTATATTGATATCCATAATTCACATGGTAGTATCTTGTAGCGTAAAATCGGGCATCCTGTAAGTGATTGTTTTTATCTTCTGGTTTGTTTAGTGGTTCCTTAGTTGTGGCATCCATAGCCCATTTAAAGTTTTGTAGTTCAAAGATAAGATTTTCAGAGTCCTCATGCACAAAAGTTTCATATTCTTTTGCCATGTCTATAACATCCTTCCGGAAGTCATCATTGATTTTTGTCTTGTCTGCTTTGATTACATTTATACCTGCATCTGATAACTCAAATCGCTTATCTTTTCGAGCTGAATCACACACAACCTCATGATTTTCCGGATTAACTTCTTTGATTAGGCTTATTAATTCACTGTTTAATATCTCAGGTTGATAGAGTATTTCACGCATGTACACTCGTTTTTTCTTCTTATCGAAATTGAGTTTAATAATAGCGTGCGGATCATTGCCTCCCCAATCAAGCCCATAAACAGTATAAAAGTATGTGTCCTGTGGTAATTCTTTGTAGAGTTTCCACTTCTTAAATATCTGCCCTTTGGCTCCTGATGAAACAAGACCTTTGATATCAGTTAAATAATGGTCGAGTGTCCGCTCATGGTTTTTGTAATCCTCCCACATTTCGCGGGTGACTTCATTAATGTTATCATAGTTGTCCAGGTAAGTTGAGAATATACTTAAATGCCTTGGTAATCCTTTAGGAATAAAATTGAAATACTCTTCATGTTCCGGGTGAGGCTCAAGATTGTAATATGTTTTTATTATCCAGTGGTCTTTCTGTGGAGGGTTCCAAATGCGTAATATTTGAGGCTGCGCTTTGGTGGTCCTAAGTGAATCTTTAAGCTTTCTATAGTCGTATTCTTCTACCTCTTCAAATTCCTCAATGATTATATTTGTAGCACCGGCAATCGATTTCATTTTAGCGGTACGACTGTTTGAACTCTTCCTGAACCCTTTTGATTCAATCTTATTGCCATTGGGTAAGTATTCAATCGACATATTATTGTCATTGAAATGAAACTTATCCATTAGCTTGATGCCGAATTCCTCTTCTTTCTCTTCGATTCTATCTTTGAAGTCTTGATATAATGAGGTCCTGATATCTGAGTGGACCAATCGCATGAAATAACCCCGGAAATACTTAGATGATATAATCTTTAAAAGGAAGTAATCAGTTGCAAAATGACTACCCCCTCTTCCACGTCCACCGCAAATGTCTATCTCATAGGCTGTTGCATCACTAAAAACAGGGTTATATATTTCATTGAAATGGAACTGCATTAACTAGCTTTTCATGTTGTTTGATAATATTTTGGTTCAATTATTTCGATGTCTTCAG